GTTTTTGTATGCACCCGCTAGGTGGGCAATGATCCATGCAAACTGGTAAGTGTTTAATTCCGAAGTCGCAAAGGAAGCCACTTGCTCAAGCCCGTCAGCATATACCCGATAGACTTGAATACAGAAACGATCAGCCCAATCAGAACTACCGTAAGCGGGATCAGCGCCAATAACATAATAAGCAGTATCAACAGGCTGCTCCCAAACCTTGAGCGAAGCCAGTCTTTCTGTGGATTTAAGAACTTCAGTATCTTGGAAGTTAACTCCAAAGCTATATCTAAAGTATTCACAATCCATACGCTTAATCTTTTTGACGGCATCCGTACACCTTGCATTAGAAAAGAAAGAAGTACCCGTCATCACAAAGGCGTAGTCCTCGGTGGGCGGGAACTCTTGGTACATTAAGCTGTCATCCTTAATGCCTTCATAGAGTTTCCAACGCCACCAGGCTATTTGACGGCTATTAATTTCAAAGTCATAAAGTTTTTTAATGTCTTTTACCCACTCTTTTTCTTCGCCTGTGAGCTTGCCATCCCAGTAAACCTTGTAGGTCTGACCTTCGGGATCAAGGCTGTAGAGTTCATTACGCCACCAACCACAGAAAATAGCTCTCTGCGTTCTAGCCCGTTTAGCGGTGACATACATATCGTGGAACATATTAAAGCCACGGGCAGTCGATTCAAACAGGTACATTCGATCTGGGTTGGTTTCCGCCAAAGAAGCCAATAGGGAAGCTAGTCCTTCTTCATCTCCCCAAGAACTCGTTTCTGTGCCATGGAGGTAAGTGATAGCTTTTCCACGACCAAGTGAACCTTTTGCTCTAAGCCCAGCGACTTGATAAAAAAGACGGCTGCGGTTCTTGAGGGAAAGCTGATTCCGATTGTGGGCAAGAAGCGGGATTCGATACTCTTTGGGTAAACCTTCCATATACATGGCAAGGGTTGATCGGAACATATCTCGGTTTTCTTCGGTGTCTGTGGTGAGCGTTCCTTGCAGCCCTGGATGGGTGAAGTGCCAGTAGAGATCAAGTGCGAGTGATATTGTAGTGATGCCAAGTTGCCTTCCTTTCAGGATGACAAAGAAATGCACATCCTCTGCCAAACCCTTTTTAATTTCATTCATAACATAGGTCTGCGTACCGAGCAGATTGCCCATGCGCTTTAAGCCTTGCTCTTTGGTTTCAATCTGTAGCTGAGAGCAAAAGTTGTAAAACTGACTAAGGTTAAAATCCATTAGGTTTTAATCCACGGTAATTGGTTGTCAAACTTCTTTAACATCCAAGCGTTGCCTTGTTCAAAGAACTCTTTTTGAACGCCACAGCCACCGCCTAAACGGAAGTTAAAAGTATGCCGATTGGTACTCGTAAAGTTTGGAAAGAGTTGCTTGGCTGCGTTGTAAAAATGCCGATCTACGGTTGCATCTTTGTTGTTAAGCAATATGGCAATCTGGCGTAGCTTCTCAGTTTTCATACCCCACATACACCAGTCCACAAAATGATGCCCTTCAATATTCCAAGCGTGATGGTTTTCCCCAATGGCTTCGCAATTGTCATCAAACAAATACTTGCCGTCTTTGTCGTACACCTTGCGTAAGGAGTGCGCCCAGTCGTAGCCTTCATCAATCTTATCCATAATGGACTTTACATGGTGCTGGTCATACCAGTCATCGTCATTGCAGAAAAAGGTCACATCCTCTTTGATGAGCTGTGGCGCAGCCGCTAACCAGCGCTGTCCAAGCCAGCCGTTACCACCAATGGTGTTACCCCAATAAGACCAGCGGGCTTCATACTTGGAGTAATCCCTCGTCATATCATAAAACTGCGCAACGCTACTGTCGTCATCCCCGTCACACAGCACATAGTGGTTGCATGAATAGCTTTGGTTTGCCACGCTACTTAAGCACTTTTCAAGCGTTTTTCCACCAGTCGTAACGGTAACTACAGCAGCAGTTTTCATTTGTAATCATCCTTTGGATCGTAAGGCATTGAGTTCAAGCCAACCAAAACGCTACCCGCTTTAACATCAAAGGTATGGTGCTGTTCTGGCAAAACGGTATAAATCTTGCCAATCTCCATGGGCTGCGCATCCATGCCTTTAATTATTAACTGAGCCTGACCTTCGCACAAAATAAACTTTTCTGTTTTAACTTTGTGGTAATGCTCACCAATCGTGCAATCCTCTTTAATCTCTAAGAGCTTGGCTTCTGGAAAGCTGTGCAAGCGTCTGCGGTGGTCCTCATGGAATGAGCTTAACTTTTTCATTTCAGCATCCATCATAATTTTGACTAGTTCTTTAAACTTAACCTTTGGCTCAAATCCTAAGAGCTGTTTGCTTTTAAGTGCATCGCCACACAGCAAATCAACCTCGGCTGGTCTAGTTAAACTTTTGTCGTAATCCACATAATCTTCCCAATTATCAATGCCTACGCATTGAAAAGCTAACTCTATCCACTCCTTAACGCTGTGCGTTTCGCCTGTGGCAATCACAAAATCATCAGGTGTGGGGTGTTGCATAATGGCGTAAATCCATTCCACATATTCTTTGGCGTACCCCCAATCTCGTTTGGCATCTAGGTTTCCCAATACCAGCTTATCCCGCTTTTGGTTAGCAATCTCCGCTACTGCTTTACAAACCTTTCGGGATAAAAACGCTTCACCCCGTCTTGGGCTTTCATGGTTAAACAAAATTCCACAATAGACTTTCATCCCGTAGGCTTCCCGCCATACCCGTGCTAATTCATAGGCATGGACTTTAGAACAGCCATACGGTGAGCGTGGGTAGAATGGAGTGGTTTCCCGTTGGGGGGTTTCTTGGACCTTACCAAACATCTCAGACGAACACGCTTGGTATATCTTGCAATTTAAACCCATGGTGCGCACGGCTTCCATAATCCGTAGCAATCCATTGGAGTTAATGTCTTGGGTTACATCGGGATGGTCATACGAATCCCGCACCTGGCTCATAGCAGCTAAGTTATAAATCTCATCGGGTTGCACCATACCAATAATCCGATATAGGCTAGTGGCATCTTGCATATCGCCTGTATGCAAAGTAATTTGATTAATAACTTCGTTTAAGTTTGACAGATTAGGTTGGCTGATTCTACGCACCATACCATGTACTTCATATCCTTTGGATAGCAATAGCTCGGTTAAGTACGATCCATCCTGTCCACTAATCCCCGTAATAAATGCTTTCATTCTTTTCTTTCTATATCCGTTTCAATACATTGTTTGCCATACTGGATTTCAACAATCTTGCATGGGGTTTGGTATGGATTAGTCAATTGATGCCATTGGGTTTGACCAATGTGGTAATAGTCATGTTGCTTGAGATACTGACCATTAACCATACACTCTCCTTCTGCTATATGCCAATACTCGCTACGGTCTTGATGGCGTTGCATACTCAGGCTTTGTTTTGGATTAACTGTTAACTCTTTAACCTTTGTACCTGGAACTTCATGCAATACTCGGTAATAACCCCATGGTCTTTCTGTTTTAGGCGCTTTCCACTCCTCTAAAATCCACGATGAGGAGTTTTGCTTGTTTTCACCGCCAACGCCAAAGACAAACTCTACATTGCCATCCATCACATCCATTTCTGGAATGTTGGCTTTGGTTCTATCGCCACCGTTGACAAACACAATCTTTGCTTTGGGAAACAAGCCACGCACTTGGTAAATCGCATCTTTAGCAGAATTGTCTTGATCCTTAAAACCAAGGCACATCGCTACGCTTTTTAAGTTTTCAATAACGCTCTTGCGCTCCGTAAAGGGCATAAATGATCTACCCTTTTTACGCCCTAACCAATCGTCTGAATTTAATCCCACAATTAAACAATCACCCAACTGACGGGCTGCTTGCAAATACTGGATATGCCCAGAATGGATTGGGTCAAAACCACCTGTCGCCAATACTATTTTGTCCATTTTTTTATGCGCATATTTTCAAATTTAGGAATATCCCAGTACGCTACCTTTAACCGTGCTTCGTGATTACGGGCTAAATTAATTAAAGCCGTATAAGTCATGGCGCTATAGCTTTCTTTCCATTCGTTTGCTAACTTTATCTTTTGTTTTTTAGTTCGGCAAGAAAGGGCTTTGAGCATTTCGGTTTTGTACAGTAGGCGTTCTTGATTTAGCTTCTCAATGTCGCTCTTGTCTGTCATCCTCGCCTACCACCTGACGCAAACGCTCTAACTCCGCCTGAGCTTGCATGAGGAGCTTGGAACTTTCGGCATGAACTCGCATCAATTCATGGAATATCTGATCCTTATCCATCGCCCAAACCCGTTGCATATACATCTTTTTGGCATCATCACTTGCTTTTTCAATCAACTCGTTGACGCTGGTTGAGCCATTCGCTTGATTTATTGTGTTCTCCATACCCGTACCCCATCCCCTTCTCGCCTAGCGATAAACTTTTTGCCCGATACTTTGCCAGCTCGGTAATTGGCATTGCACACAATCTGTATCTTTGCCTGTGGAATTACAAAACTCTCTCCAATATCCATGATCTTATATGGGTACACATTGCGTTTTTTCTCAGGGGGAATTGGAATATTCTTTTCAATCTCTATATTCATCTTTACTTCTCCTTTCATAACCATATAATACACAACATGATACAAACCTACAATGAATATCATCTAGGTGACCAACTAATCCACCTAAACTATCTTAGGCGACTGTCCTACCTCTACCCTAACTACATCTTTCGCCATTATTGCCAGGACATCTATATCCCGCAGTTGCTTGCAGTAGTGGAAGATTTAACCACTATCGAGATTCTCCCTCTAGGGGAGAGGGGAGATTCCGCAACGAACGCCTGGCTTGGCGTGGATGGCTGGTTTTACGGACACCCCAAACAACGCCATTGGGTTGACCTACACCTAGACTGGTTTGACACCCTATCCAAGCGCCTAGGGGTTGAGAACCCGATACGGTCTAAGTACGACCTATTCTTTGAGTACCCAGCTCTGAGGAAGAAGGTTTATCAGCCCTTTGATGTCCTGATTATCAATTGCCCACCAGGAAGCAACCAGCTCCCCTCCTTCTCCTTTGACAAGTTTGAGAGCCTAACCAAGAAGCTCATGGCTGATATGGATGTGATTACAGTCTATCCCACCAAACTCTGTCCTAGCACGCTAGAAATGCACCTGACGGTCACCGAGATCGGAAACCTAGCCCAATACTGCCAATACATCGTGGCGGTGGATACAGGACCTCTGTGGACTACCTACAACCAATGGAACATTGACAAGGTGCTGGGTAGAACCATCTACACGACAACCTTCGATTCAATAGACCTTACGCCTAATACCGAGATACTTCAGAAAATCTGATTTTTCTTTGGGGTGGGGTGGGAATGGGGTGCGCAACTTTGCCGTGTCATGCCCAATCAAATAGCCAAATAAAAAGAA